TCTTCAATAGAAGATTCTGTTAAGTTTCTTCCGGTTGCTCTTCGTAATGTTTCGTGATTAACGTTATGCAACACACTATCCAATTGCTTCATTTCACTATCTGTAAATGCATCCAATTCTGACTTACTAAACCCTAAGTATCTTAATAACTCGGATTCTCCAATATCTACTTTGGTATATGTAGATTTACTTTTCTTTCTAAAACCTGAACGGTATCTTTTAGAACCTTTTTCTAGTGCTGTTATATCTGCAAAATGTTTCCCTGCTATCATAGAATGATGTAACAAATCAAAGTTGCTTTCTCCTCCGAAAATCATTTTGATAGTTGGATTTTTCGCAATATCTGTCAACATTCTATCTGCAAAACTTTTAATCCTTTCGGAGTTTTGTTGAATAGCTTGCGTTAATTGCTGTAATGCGGAAATCTGCTTCTTATATGCTTCTTCATTTTCTTTATTTCTTGCGTCAATTGCTGCGGCTTTTTTCTTTCCACTTCTTCCGAATAGAGAACCAATTGTAGAGACAATGCCAATTCCTGCGGCGACTCCGCTTGCAACAGTTCCTAAAGAAGCCATTCCACCAGAAAGTGATCCGGTTTTACTGAACATTCCTAAAATGCTTCCAATACCACCGCCAGACTTAAATTTACCAACTAAATCCCCAATACTTCCTAATCCCCCAAAGATACTACCGATACCACCTAAAGTCTGACTTCCTGTGACATTTCCAAGCTGTGAAAAAGCATTTCCTATAGCATTTAAAGCACCCGGAATACTGTTTTCTACTTTTATTGCAGCATTTTTCAGTTTGTCAGAAGATGTATCCAAATTATCCACAGTTTGCTTTAACTTGTCGTAGTCTCCCTGAGTTAACATTCCATTTTCTAGGTTTTGTTTTAAGTAACCTTTCATATTTTCGATAAGAGCTTTGTTGGCTGCTACCGTTCCGGTAATTTCTGTTTGTATCCTTTTAATTTCCACTGAGGACAGATTATCTTTATTTTCTTTGATTTTTTCAGATTGTTCTTGTGCGGATTTTAAATTTTTCTCAATTTCTTTGATTTTTTCTTCTACAGGAATTAAAAATTTCGTAAAATCAAGTTGTTTCATTTGTTTTTCCAAATCTCTCACTAAATCAGAATTATTGACTTTTCGAGCCATTTCCAATTGCTGTAATACGAGCTTTTCCCCGGCTTGGATTTTTCCTAATTGTTCACCGGAAGAATATTCGTGATTTCTTAAGTTCACGCCCTCTAAAGCATTTTTAATCTTGTTAGCTAAAGCCTCGATTTTAAAATTATCAATAGCTGTATTGATTTCGTTGATATTCTTCTTGAACTTTTCCTTTGCCCTTTCTAAAATCTCAATCTTTTCTTGGATACCTAAATCTCGTTTGATTTTTGCTCCAAGTTCTGAAATCAATTCTTTGAACGGGTCTTTTTTGCTTCCTTTTTTGTCTCTGTCTGGGTTATAGCTTTTTTTTGCTATCCCCGAAATAGCTTCGCTGATGTCTCTTCTTAGTGTTGACCTTTTAGAAACATTCAAGCTGTCTAATTGTTTCAAATAATCCTCATAAATAAACTTCTCATTTTTATTCCCTTTGTACTTTCCGCTGTGGAATTCCTTTGAGATTTTATCGATGTCTTCTATATTCAACAAAGATTCAAAGGCTTTTTGCCTTGAATTTTCTCTTACAACATCAACATCTACAAAAACTTTTGCATTTAATCTGATTGTCTCTTTTTCTAACCTTTGAATTTCTCTCTCCATAATTTCTCGAAATTCTTTAGCTAGTCTTTCAAATTCGTTGATATTTCCCCGATTGTAGGCATTTACTTTCAGATTGTTCAATCTTTCCAAATCTGCCAAAACTTTTGGGCTAAATCCCTCTAATTCTCGTAGAGGTTTTAGGCTTGTAAAACCACCTTGTTCCTTTTGTTTTTGAATTTCTTTCAAAGTCTCAACTTGTTTTTTCAATCCCTCTTCTGTTTCATTTAGCCATTTTTTAGTTTTTTCAAATTCTTCATTTTTAATGTCTAAAATTTTACGAATGCCATAATAAACACCACCTAAAGACGCAATCAAAAGTACTGCCGGGTTATGTAATAGAGCAAAAGCCGCCGTCACTGTTTCAATACCTTTTAATGCTATTCCTAGAGCCGTAATTCCTCCAGTTACAAAGAATATGGCTTTCCCGAAAGAATATACTTTATCAATATTCTTTTCGTTGAATAAGTCCTCGAAGCTTTTTACATCGTTGATATTCAAAGCTCCTGCTAAATCTTTGGCCACTCTTTCTCCTATCTCTTGGGTATAGGTAGAAACAACCATTTTAATTCTTTCCAGGTTTGCCTTAGTAGTATCTAGCATAGTCGCATAGGCTCTAGCTAATTGGTCATTTGGTGCGTTTGCAATTGCATTTAAAACTTGCGTATATTTCTTTTCTAAAATTGCCAATCCTCCTGCCGCTGTTTTAGAACGAATATTTCCAAACATTTCGGTCATTGCCTTATCTGCGTCTTTTGCTTTTTCTTGGATTAGTTTCAAAGCTCCGATGATAGTTCCTCCGGATAAAGTGTAGTTTTTAAAATCTAATCCTCCGGTTATCTTCTTAAATTCTTTTCCTAATTTTGAACTCTCGTTAGATAGTTCGGACAACATTGCTCTTAGTCCTGTGGTTGCTTTATCGGTACGAATTCCTCCAAGTGTCAAGGTCGCTACCGTTGCCAACACTTCGTCCAAAGAAACGTTTGCCATTTTGGCTTGTGGAATTAAAGTTCCTAGATTGTGAGCCATTTTCCCAATCGTTGTGTTTCCTAGATTTTGTGTTACTATCAATTTATTAGATACTTTTACAAGGTCATTCACTGTCATTCCATAAGTCAACATGATAGAGTTTAATAACTCCGCTGCTTGTGTGGTATCTGTAAATCCTGCAATAGATAATTTATTGACTGTATCCAACATCTTATACTTATCGGGAGAATCTTGAATAACTTGCACAATGTCATACAAGGAAGAAGCTAATTCTTTGGAAGAAGTTCCTGTTTCGTATGCCATTTTTCTAATATTTGTGCTTATCGTTTCATAACTATCCTTTGAAATTGTTTGGATTTTCTTGATTGAATACTCATAATCCGCAAATCCTTTGACTGCAAATCCTGTAAATGTCGCCATTGCTAAGAATGTTCTTCTTGCTATTTTCTCTATTACTCCAAAAGATTGTTTTGCTTTTTCTTGCATACTTTTAAATCTGTTTTCTACTTTCTTTAATTGCTCGTCAGCGTCTTTTTGTATCTTTTGGAATAGATTACTCCTCTTTGCCATTTCTTCAAATTCTCGAAAGGCTTTTGCAACTTTCTTCAATTCTTCTTCCATTTGCTTTGTAGTTTTTCCCATAGCTTTTGCTAAGCTTTCCAAAGCTTCTTTGGAGTTATCCTGAAATGACAAACTCATCTCCACTGTATGCGACATTTTTCCACCTCCTTTTACAATGAAAGGGAAATCTTCCTAGACTTCCCTTTTTAATTTTGTTGACTCGCTATTTCATTCAATGCGCTTAATATCTCCTCTATATCTCGAATAACTTTCCAGGGGTGGTTGTCATATCCGAGAGCTTCTCCAAACGGTAGAAACTTCAATTCATAGTATCTTTGAGAAGAAAAACCATTGGCAACATATTTTTTTACAAAGTATCGCTTATACCTGTGTATTTTCAAATATTGCTTCACTATTTTTTCATATCCCGGATAATCTTCTGAAATTTCTCTGCCATTCAAGAACATATCGGCTGCCATTGATAGAAATTTTAGTCGTTTTTTTCTTCCTCTTTCTCCTCTTTTTCTTCTTTCTTCACTAATTCATTGACTTCTTTGATTTTACCTAACGCTTCTTCTAAATTCTTGGAAGTTTCTCCATATGCATTTTTCAAAACTTTAGAAAACTCTTTTCTTTGTTTTGCGTCCGCATTGTCATAGATAATATCCCCATTTTCTGCAATCGTCATAACTTGACTTTTTAACAAGAAATATTCTTCTGTTTCTTCAAAAGGTTTTCTTGTGTTTACTTCAATCCGGGAAGCGTCTTTATTCATCGCGTAAATTCCACCAAAGCCGTATTGATATTCTCTCTTTTCCCAGAAAGACATCATTTCTTTAATTTCCACATAATTTTCTTCCGTTCCGATTTTAATTGTTTTCATTCTTCATCTCTCCTTTTTATTGAACTGTTCCAATTGCAAATGTAATAGGTGTTTTCTTTGATTGGTCATATTGAATATCCAATTCTTGAGATAACCCGCCTCCACCTTTTTTATCTGTCATTTCTACATTTGTTGTACCTAATTTATGTAAATAGATACCAATGTATTTTTTATCCTTTGTCTTCATTTTGATAACAGCTTCCGCGGTTTCTCCACTCAATAGATTGTCATACGCTTTCTTATACAAAGCCTTATCATAAGCGTTGAATGTCAAAGAACATTTTGCTTCAATCTTTCCATTTCTCGTAATTCTGGTTGCTTTTGTGCTACCCAATCCAAACTTAGCTTCCAAATTTTGATTGATAGAAACATTTATAGATTGTGTATTAGCCGACAAATCTTTACTCATGTGAAATGTTGCGTCAACACAAGTCAATCTGTTACTATAATCTTCTAAAAGCTCAACTTCACTCAAAGAGTCCTGCTTATATCCATACGAGAACCCTATTACTTCCAATGTCATAGTGACATACGCCCCTTGAGAAGCTTCAATAGTAACATTTCCAAATTGACATCCAATTAAAACTCTTTCTTCTTGATCTTCTAAATTTTGTTCCACAATTGTAAAGAACTTCTCTATTTTCCCACTAGCTGTATATTTTCCTAAGTTTGTCAATGTAACTTTAGGTTCTGAAATTCCAGTAGTATCTGGAAGTGATACTTCTGTTACGTCAAATCCAAAACCGGGTAACAATAATTTCAACGTCTCTACAGTTAGATGACACGTAATGCTTCCGCTTGCGCTTTCTGACGCTAAAAATGAATCTCCTTTCCATGGGCTTCCATTAAATTCGTCAGAATCTACTATATTTCTCAAAGGTTTTAAGTCACTTTCTGTTACTCTTAATTGAGTAATTTTAGTAGCTTTTTTATCGGAATTTTCTTGAACTCCAACCCCAATTTTTAAATTCATATTCCCTCCTATCGTACTTTTCCGAGTACTTTTATCTTATAAATCCAGACGTCCCAAGCTACTTCTTCATGAGAAAATCGTAAAGGCTCGGTTTCTATCTCGAAACTTCGAAATATCCCGTCAATTCCTAACAAATCTTCTGAATACAATAGCTCGATAATGCTATCTTTTTCTTCTAAGAACTGTTCTAATGATAAGGTATCTCCTTTGAATTCTTGCTTTCTGACAAGGTTTATTGAAAAAGATATACTTTCTGTCTCGTGTTCAGTAAACCCTCCAAGTCCAACGCTTTTATAATTTTCCCCAGAGGGTTCAATTCCGATTTCATTCAAAATCACATCATCAAAGATAGAATCTTCTAAGAATTTTATAGACACTTCTTCAAACTTTTGTTGCAAGACTTCTTGAACCTTTTTCAAAACTTCTATATTATTCATTGAAAATCATCATTCCTTTCTTCTGTGATTTCTTGATTTCTTCCAGTTTCTTTTTGTTTTCCGCTACAGATACAAAGCTTTTTAACAGTTTGTTGAAAACCTCTAATTTTAACGCTGCAAGCTTTTCATTCCCCATAGCTGAATAGATACGGTGTTCCGCATAAAGCTCTAAGAGAGTATCGTGTTCAGGTGATACCTCAAGTCCCAATGTTACAGCGATACTCTCACCCTCTTCTTTAAAGAGGTTTAAAGCTTTTTTCACTTCTTCTTCACTACCGTATTCTTGCTTCAAGAAACTTTGAATTCTCTTTGAATACTTCGTGATTTCCATAGCCCACCTCTATTTGATAGTTACGGTGTATCTTTCAAATAGGTCAGGTCTTACGATTAGTGGGAATGGTGCGGAAGTCGCTCCTAGTTTTTGTTGTCCTGTTTCCTCGTTTGCTTTCGTTTCTATCACAACAACGTCGGAACGAATCATTTCAGGTTTTCCGGTTGTTCCCACATAAGACAAACCAGCGTATACAGGGAATAGACAAAGTTCTTTGAACAAAGTCATACTCTTGCTTGTATCTGTCTCAGTGTCTGAGTCGGGATATGTTTCGATTGTGATTGGGAAGTTTTTCAGTTCGTATTTTATTTGTCCGTCTTCCAATTTTACTTGTACTCCAAGCAAAGGATTATTTGAACTTTCAATATACGCTGCCAAACTATCCGCAATATCTGTTCCTACGAAAATTCTGTCCGGAAGTGTATTGTGTTTTTTCTTATAATCGGATACTTGTTTTCTAAAAAAAGATAGCCAACTTTCAGTTTTTACTTTGTCTACTGTATTTGGTTCTTTCAACCCAAGATTGACTTCCGATCCGCTTGCGTCTTTTGTTTTTCCAGTCAAGAATACACTTGCCGCCATGTCTTCCTTAGAGCCCTCAATTGCGCTCTTGATTGTAGTTAATTTCAAAACTCTATCATACGTAGAAGCTTTTATTTTTTGACCGTTTACGATTGCCAATTCTCCCGGTTGTTGCAAAATTGTATCTTCCGCAGAAACCCCGACAGACGCACTCAATATATCCGGCTTGATTGTAACTGTACTAAATCCTCCAACCTCAATTGGCTGTAATACAGTTCCTCTTGGTACTAACTTAGCCTTTACCAAATGTTCCATAACTTCATCTACTCTGATAGTTGTAGATAACGCCATGTATGGTACTTTGTTTTTCTTAAATAAATTCCAAAACGGAGTTGGTCTCGTTTCAATTGCGGAAATTGCTCCGATTAGTTCTTGTTGTACTTGTGTTAATGCCATTTTTACCTCCTTATAATACGTAAATTCCTTGTTTTGCTAATAAAGCCCATAATTTTTCATCGTCTGAAACTTCTTCCACATACGTTTTCGGTACCTCTCCTTGCACAAGAATAGAAATAGAAGTATCTGCCGATGTCACATCCACGTCATTTTTTACAATTCCGAACAAAAATAATCCGGTTGCATGAGTTTCTTTTGCATATTTAACCCATTTTTTTGTAGTGTCATTGTAAGCTAAGACGTTTCCAATCTCTAATTTTTTGCACGCTTTATCTACCAATCCGGGAATAGATACTACGTCTTTCGTAATGTTTTTTCTGTCAAATTTTTCTCTTTTAAATTCTGCCATTATTCCTTACCTCCTTTGTTGAATTTTTCGTAAAAATAAAGCCCGATTATCGTCATTGCCGAACCTGCGATAAAACACATTAAACCTGTCATTATTTACCTCCTAGCATTTTCTTTACTTCTTCATGAGCCTTTGCCATTGGGTCATCTCCTGCTCCCTCTTCAAATTCTCCAAATTCCATTCTTTCCACTTCGCTCTGAAAATTAGCTGCGTCCGGCAAAGCTTCAATTTCTTTTTCGATTTTCTCGAAATAAGAAACATTTTCTTTCTTTCCGCCCGCTTCAAATTCAACCGTACCTGATTTCATCAAAGCTTCATCAATAGCGAATTCCACGATTGATTGCAGACAAGGAACTACTTTTTTCTTCATAGCTTGTTTCAAAGCATTTCCTTTTTCCTTTCTCTCGAATTCTGCCGTGATTTCAGCTCTGATTTCTGCTTCTGTCTTAATCTTTTGAGGTTGTTCCGGTTCTTTTTTCTCAAAATCAGCCCAGTATAGCTGTCTAATTCCCTCTTTTTCATCATTTGTCAGACTTCCAAAGATAGCTGTGATAATCGCTACTTTGTCATCTAAATTCATGTCTTTGACAGAATTAACATCAATCTTTGCTTCTTCGAATTCTTCAATCACTTCAAATTCAATTTCTGCATATTCTTCTTCTGCGAACTCTGCTCCTGCAACCTGTGGTTTTACGCCAATTGGCAATAATGCAACCTTAGATAACTTATTATCCCGAATTTCAACAGAAACCCCTTTAATTACGCTATCATTGAAGTATCCTTGCCCTTTTTCGTTAAACTCTACTAATGCAGTCACTACTCCGTCCGTCACTTTGAAATCGCTGAATTCCGCGACTTTCAAAGGTTCTTCCCCTTTTTCTGCCCATTTACTTGTATGAGCATAGATTCCGTCTACTCTTCCAGCCGTTCCAAAGATTTCATTCACTTTTTCTTTGCTGTAGTTCCCTTGCGGATAATTCCCAGCTTGAAAGACTTTCACTCTCTTTTTCACTCTTTACCTCCTAATCTCTTTTTTAATTGCTCTTGCACGTGCTTAGCCGCCATTTCTCTGTATCTCTCAATCATCGCCTGATTGAAACCGATGTATGGTCTAGCTCGAATGTATACAGATTTCTTTTTAACCCAACTATCTCCAATTTTAAACGTCAAGTATGGCTTGTTTTTGGCTTGAATAAGCCCGCCATATTGATGTAGCCTAGCTCTTATGTCACTAGTTCCAAGAACCGCCTTATTTTTGTCATAAGAACGTCTCAAGCTATCTCTCAAACTTCCTGTGATGACGAGCGGTCTTCCGCTCCTGTATCCTACTGTTGCCCATTGCTCGCCATTCGGACCTGTCGAGGTTCTGAACCTATCACGCACTGTTTTTCGCATATCTTGTGATATTTTGTCCATTAACTCTCTAGTAGCGATTTTACGAGTACTTACATTGATTTTAGTTGTCAACTTGAATCCCGTCATGCTTCATCACCGTTCAGGTCCTCTTCTGTAATTCCTGCTTCTCGCATTTTCAAGAAATTATCAATTCTTTTAGCCTTCAAATCTTCTTGCTTTTCGTCAAATGCCAACTCTTCATCTCTGTCTTTTATTTTCTCTAGCTTGAAGTAAAATTCCCGATAATCGTACCCAAAGTACAAACTATCAAAATATAAGAGTTGTTGCATATTATCTGTGATGAACTGACAACAATCATTCACGACTTCATCAAACGATTCTTGATGTATTTCTCCAAGCCCATAAGATCCACGCCCTTGCCCATTGTCGATTGTTAGCGTTCCACCTAGCAAATTTTGAGTTAGTTTCTCTTTTTTCCAATCGTGTAACTTTATATAAATGCTAGGGTCTATGTCTTTCAAATCAAGCAAATACAGGCTATCTGATAGCTTCATGCCCAAGCTTGTCGGAACTCCAATTACTGTCCCACCGCCTTGCATTTTCTTCACTTCTTCCGCCTTTTTCTTTACGTCGTCCTCTTGCTCACTGTCGTCATATGCAAAGAAAATGATAGTTTCACCGTACTTTTTCGCTAGTCCCCTCAACTGATTTCCAAACATTTTTTTATCTTCGTACGCTTGTAAGCAGCTTTTTAACACGCTTTTTCCTTTTTTGTTCGCAACGTCACGCTCGTGAATACATAAGAAATATTTTTCTTTGTCTATGTACGTCTCCTTGCTTCCAGCTGTAATATACCAGCCTTTTTTTGTGTCAAAAGCTACGTATTTTTGAGGCACTGACACAAGCGATTGAAGGTTATAGTTTTCGTCATAGACTTTCTCGAACAACGAAAAACCGTAGTATCTAGCGTTTAAGATATGCTTAAAAATACGATTAAACTTAGAAACATTGAATCTATCTTGTATTTCTTCTGCTTTATCTTCCAACTCTCGCTTATCTGTGCAAACTCTTAGCTCTCTCGCTGCGACTGTTCTTGTGATTTTGTTTGTTAATATCGAGATGTCTTCATCATATAGCATTTCATCCACTTTTTCATTATCGAGCAACTCCTCTGTTGCTGATATTTCTTCAAACAACAATTTTGTCAAACTCTCCATTAATTGCCCTTTTCCGACCTTGATTGGCTCCATTTTCCACCTCCTAGCTTGTGATTATTTTGAATTCTCGACTATTTTTTTTGTATTCTTTTAAAAATTTATGTAAGCAATAGTATTCAACGCTGTCACATGTGTTTGAAGCTGCTAAACCTCTGCCATGAACCGGCTTTCTTAAGTTTTCGCCTGTTTTGCTGTCTTTTTTCCATTCGTATTTTTTCATCAGATGTACCATATCACGCACATTCTCGCAGTCTAGTAACTTAAGATTATGTTGTTCTAAACTGTGTCTCGTGATTTCTATTGTAGTCGCTACTGCTTGTGCTTTTAGCTTTGTAACTTTTTTAAATTCATTTCTGTAAGCTTGAAATCTGCTAACTAAGTGCGTAACTGCGTCTTGCCTGTTCGCTGAATCATGAGGCAAAATAATCTCAATATCTGTTATTTTATTTCTTGCACAAAACTCTTTAATATACTGTATATAGTGAATTGTCGGCTTATCTACATTGGCATAGTGATGTATCACAGTGTTATTTATAACAAAGCATAACGCTGTACTATCGTTAATTCCCAAATCCTCGCTTACATAGAGCTTCTTGCCGCTTATGTCTAAACTATCTACCCATTCCGCTCGAGACAAGCTGTAAGCATAAATAGCTTCCTCGTTCGCTACGTCTGTATCACACAAGTATTCTTGTCTAAACTTACTATCGCTCATAAGCGTTCTTGCTTCCGATAACTTTTCTTCCGTATATACCGCATTTCCGTCTTCATCTACTGCTTCTTCGCTGTTTGCTGCTATGATAGACTTTTCCCACTCATCGCCTGTTTTTTCTAGCATTTCATTAAATTTTGAGCCAAAACGTGGCGTAGAAACAAGGATTATACGCCCTTTTACGTTGATGACAGATGGAATTAGATATGTCACAATGTCGTCATTTTGTATCAATGCCATTTCCGAAACTATCAATAAATCGAGGTTTCCCCCAACTTTTGTATTAGCGTCTTGCGACCCGACAAAATATATTTTTGACCCATTTTTAAACTGCAATGTATTGTCAGAATGATAGAATTTATCAGACTTCAAGGGCAATTTCAGACACTTTGTATCTATCACTTCATCAATCAGTCTTTTTCTCTCATTCGTGTAACCGTCCAAAATCATCATTTTCCCTTGTTTCATCGTCGGGAATATGTAATAAACTACGGTATTTGGCTTGTTTATACACTCTCTACATGCCAAGCTTAACGTTAAAAGATCTTTTCCAAGCCGTCTTGCCCAGCAAATAAGAAAAAACTTTACGCCATCATCAAACGACTGTATCAGACGCTTTTGGTAGGGTCTAGCGTTAAATTTATAGTATGTCGCTTGTGCTTGCTTTCTTTTTTTTATTTCTTGTTTTACTAAATTTAATAAGCTCATGTTTACTCTCGCTTTACAAATAAAAGTATTTCATCGTATTTTTTTAGCACTTTGTTCACTCTACATTTACAAACCTTTCTTTTTCTTCAAGAAATTTTTGCAATTCTTCAAGCTCTTTATCGCTCATTTGTTCTATTTTTTCTAGCATTTCAGCTTTTAACTTGCTCTTATGCACTTCTTTCTCGAACTCAAATCGTTCTAGTCTGTCTAGTCGCTCGCTCTCTAATATTGTTTGCTCAGTCTTTTCATTCATTAAGAGCATTTCTTGCGTCTGCTTGTTAGATTCAGATACTGCCAAATCTGCTTTTATTCTCGTATTTATCTCTAATCTGTCACGTTTATTCTGCAAAATCATCTCTTTATGCTCATCTCTCAAACGTCTTAGAAAGTCAGCTTGCTTTTCCTGTAAACGTTCTTTGCTGCTTGTCTTTAATGCTGTACTAATAGATATGCCGCTTACTTCACTTGCTTCCTTGACGCTCGAACCCGTCTCTATATGAGCCCTTGCAATCTCTTTTCGTCGCTTTCTGTCGCTTGTCGTTGTCGCTTTTTTGTCTTTTGTCGCTAGTGTGTCGCTATACTCTTTCGCATATCTTTCTACTGTACGTCTGCTTACTTGTAAGATGTCTACTATGTCATTTATTTCTGTCTTTATTGCTAGCAGCTTATATACTTCATTTCTTGTGCTCACATACAGACACCTCCCCATTTTCGCTTGATTAAACAAAAAAGACGAGATATACAAAAATACATGTTGCTTTACATGTAATCTTATATATC